AGATTCTCCAATTCTACTAGAGCCAATGTTTAATGTATCATCACTTTTTCTATAAAATCCTCTGCCTGATTTCTTTAATGTTTTAAGTGCTGGAATAAATGCAACAGCTTTTGAAAATGGCGATGTTTCTGTTCCAAAAGCTTTTTCTAATAATACTTTTTCGTCTTTGCTCGTTTCTCCAAAGATAGACTTCTTAGGATTTGGTACTGCTTTTGGTTTGACTTTATCTGTAAGTAATGCTGACTCCTCTCCATCTTCCTCATACCAATCAGGATTAACATAACTAAATTGATGTCTGCAATTATAACCACCTCTATTAACCATTGGTGTTCCTGATTTCTTACCACTCCACGAGTTGCTATTCCATATTCTAGTTATATCAGCAATAGTATAAATACCTTTGCCACTTTTATCATAGACTCCATTAATCATGTTTCTACAATGCGATCTGGTTGTGGGTATTACATCTCCATAGTATTTTACATATTCTAGTCCAGCATCTTTAGCTTTATTAAAATTTAGTGTTGCATCAAAATCCCTTAATGAATCATTAAGTATTTGACCAGCATATCGTTTCATGTTCTCGCCTACTCTTGTTCTTGCATATTTACTTTGTAATTGTTTGATTGCTAAATCAACTCTGCCTTTTAATGCTGGATTATCTCTATTTCTTTTTACATAATTTACTAATCTATTTACTGCTGGATCTTTAGAGTTTGCATAAATTCCATTAATAGATTCTCTTAATTCTTTTTCTAATACTGTAAATTCAGTTCCAATTAATGTGTTTTGATAAACTTTATCTGATAATATTCTTGTAAAATTGTTTGATACATCTTTAAACTGTGTGTAATATTGTTGCTTTAAATTTTTAACTAATGCTAAATCTCCCTTAGTTAATTCTTGAAATTCAGGTGGTATAATACCTATTGTTTTAAATTGTCTTTCAATTCTTTTAGCTTGTTCTCCAAAACCTTTTCTAACAACTCTATCTGCAAAGGGTAAATATTCTTTATCAAGTATTGCTTTTATCTTTGGTCTTATTGCTACTGCACTTTGTAGTTCAATAAGCTTACCAGCATCTCTTGGTAAAGTAGTATCTGCTAATGATACTATTTGTTCTTCTATTTTATCTAAGGCTCTTGTTAATGATTCGTAATATTCAACTTCGGCTTTTTCAATACCTGTTATTCTGTATTTCGTTAATTCTTGTACTATATCCGACATTCATTATATCTGTTCTTCGGCTACTGTTTCTTGTTGTACTTCGTCTTGGGTAAATTCTCCAACTTCAGACTTTGTATCTATTTCTTCAAATATTTCATTTAGTTTTTCGTCATCATCAATTACTGCTCTTGCAATTTCTTTATCAACTTCTTTGCTAAATGTAGGAGAGCCAATATTCATAGCTTTTGCCTGTTGGTAATAAACTAAATCTGAAGCATAATCTCTTATGTTAAATGAATCAGGGTAATTTATTTCTCCATTAAATTCTGTGTTTTGGAATAGAGCATAAAGTTTAAATAATTGTTCTTCAGCTAATTGTAGGTTATCTGCTTTTTCAGATAGTCTAGCATTAAGTAATTCAAATTCTGTTTGTAAAGCTATTCCACTTGATACTGCTGTTTTAGTTGTTCTTACTGCTCCTGTATGTGCAATTCTATTTATAGCTTCAACCTTTTTAGTTATTGAATCCATAATAGATTGTAGGTTAGAACCTGATGGCTGTAATAGATATGGTTTAAGATTTGGTTCTATTTCTTCAGGCATTTCTATTATTGCACCAGCACCAGCACTAGCATTTACCGATGGAGTCTTAACTAATGATGGATGATTTGTTAATCTAATAAGTTGCTCTATTTCAGAGAACTCATTGTAGATTGCTTTCTGCAAATCAGCAATATCAGTTAGGTCAGATTGGCCAATACCTCTTTTGTGCGATTTGGCATTGTATAAGATAACTGCTGGTATCTTACCAATCTGATTATCGGCAGTATCTATTAAAGTTGGTTCTGAACCATCTGATTTTAAATAAACAGTATCTATTCTATCAGGAAACCACATTCTATAATAAGTTCCACCACTTCTATCAACTTCTTCTCGCACTTTTAAATAATCTAAAGAGTATTTTCCATTAATCTCTCTTTTATAATTCCAATCTAAAACATTTTCAGGAGTTACAATAGAAAGATAAGGTCTAATGTCTTGTTGCAGTTCATCGGCTTTTGTTTTTGTAATAACTTTTGGTTTATCTAAAATTAAAAAACAATGTCCATAAATTGAAGCATAATTTTGGGCTTGTTTCATAACTGTTGTAAAATTATTTCCATCTAGGTCAGTATCTTTCATAAAAGTTTCTAAACTAGCTTCATCTGCCATATCTCCAAAATCTCTTGAAGCTTTTACTCTAAAAAGAAATGAAGAATAGATTTGAATAATATTTTTACAATGATTGTCGCAAGGAGTGTTTGCAAGTCTTTGATTAAACTCGTTGTCAAGTTCTAAATTATATCTGTTTAAATATTGACCGACCATATAGTCATAGCCACCATTATACGATCTAATATAATATTCCCAATTACTTATTGCTTCTTTGAAATCTTTATGAGTATCTATTGTTTGATCTTTGCTGTATGCCATATTGCCTTTGCTTAATATTCCATCTTTCAGGTTGCCTAAATGGTGCTTGAATAGTCAAGGGTTTTACATAATCTATTAAATAACCCAAAGCATCATTCATGTGGTCGTAACCATCTTCCTTATCAGGAATATTTGTATTCTCCTTGTATATTTGTCTTTGTAAACCTTTTATCAATGTTTTGCAATATTGTGAAACAAAAATATATCTCTTTCCCTGAGAATCTTTGAGTCTTGAATTAACTGCATTGACTCTATCACGAATAGCTGTGTGTTTAAATTTTGCTTTAACTTTGAATCCAGCATTTTGTAAAATACTTAAATCTGTTCTCCCACCAGCAGATGTTTTTCTTTGTCTTGAAGCTGGGTCAGGATATATGAAGATTGGTATTTTAGTTCCATATCTATCATGTATTTCTTGGCACATTTCATCAGTATTACTTGAATAAATCACTATCTCATCAACAAAATAAATCTTTTCCTTTTCTATTTGTGCTACACAAGCAGACATTGGGTCAACATTAAAGTCCATCCCAATATGTAAAGGTTTCTTCCAATCTATTTGTTTATCATTAACACTTTCAACAGGATGGAAGTTATAATAAACAGCACCAGCATAGTTCTCAAATGTACCCTCAAATTCTTGTCTAAATGTTCTAACATCTAGGTCTAATCTAGCTTGTTCAAGTTCTCGCTTATCAACCATACCACCTTGTAGTGTAGTAAATTGAAAACTCTCCCATTCTTCATCTTGCTTTCCTTTAAGAAACATTTCATAAGACCAATTACCATAACCTCTTGGTGTTCCTGTAAATAAAACATCTCCTAAAGTGTCAGCTACAGATGCCCTTAATACTTCAAACCATGTTCGTTTATCAATATCAGCAAACTCATCTAATATTAAAAAGTTAATTCCTGTACCTCTTAAAGCATCAGGTTGATCTGCTGATTTTAAGCTTATAACACTATTAGATTTCTTAATTCTTATGGTTAGATTTGTTTCGTTAATATCTTCTATCCAATTAAACTCGTTTAGAATTATTTTAAGATTAGACCAGCATATTTCTTTAGCCATCTTAAAGGTAGGTGCAACATACCAGATATTCTGCATAGGTTTCGTTGCATACTTCATCATTTCAGTAATACAAAGATAGGTCTTACCAAATCTTCTACCTGATATAAGAACTCTGAATCGTTTTTTAGATTGACTTACTTTATGTTGACTTTTTGTTAGAGAAATCTTCATAACAACCAAACTTTATGAATATCTTATTTTTGTTAATTTCATCCCTACCTATTTCAATAAATTTGTCGTGTGCTTTTTTGTAACCATCTACCATACAATCATATCCATCTTTATATAAAATATCAAATTTGACAGGTGGTAAGCATTGTATTCCTTGTGCTGTATTTGCACAGATAAACATAGTTAATATAAAATTCATTTATCATTCTTTCTGTTCTTGTAATATTTCCTGTGGGTTTGTACTCTCCAAGTCCAATGGAATATTGACCTTGATATTTTGCCTATCTTTTCTATTAACCAATCTATCATTATAAATTCTCACTTCGTTTTCGTATGTCCTATCTTCGTCTGTCATATTATTTTGTATATCCTGTTGAATCGTATTTATCTTTTATTATTTTAACGACTCTCATTTTATCGCTGTATTCATCTTTTTCGATAATAGCATCTACTTCGCCACAAGCCATTCTAACATTTTCAGGATTAACTGACCTTTCAACTGTTCTTTTTGCTTTTAAGCAACTACTCATCTTTTGATCTTGTATGTAAGTGTGTTCTATAATTCCACCTTGATAAAACATACATAATACTATTACTCCACTAATGACTGTTTCCATTTTTCCTCACTTTGTCTTTAATTGTTTCTATATCTTTTAAAATTTTTTCTACATCTTTTTGTAGTCTATCAATATTAACAACATTATGACGCATAGATTTCATTTCTGTTTGTAGATCTTCCACATCAGCTAAAGTTGATTCTATTAATAAAAATTGTTCTGAGTCGGCTGGTAATGAGCCGAGTTCGCCACGAGGCCATTTGATAGAAAACTCAACAGCACTCTCTAAGTCTTTTTTAATTAAATGGTTATCTGTTTCTAAAGTATTAAGTCTTTCTATTATTCCAAAATAAGCCCACACCCCTACTGCTACAGCACCTATAATACTAATAAGATTCTTTAATGGCATATCAACCGATGTATTTGAATTAACTTTCATTACACTTCTTCTTTCCCCATTTCCAAGTTTGAGTTATTGATCTTTTTTCTTGCATCTTATCATTCTTACTATCTGTTTCTGTAACTCCTATTTCTACTTTAGTTTGGTCAGGACAAACATTATTACATCCAGCTAAACCCACTCCAATTAAAGTTAGGAAAAGCAGTAATATAATTGTTCTTTCATTTATCATCTTTCTTCTTTTTCTTCTTTTTCTTTTTAAACTTTCCATCAATTTTTTCTTCCATTGACGATACTTTTTCTTTGATAAGCACCATATCTGTTGAAAGTGAGAAAGTTCTTGAAAGAGTCCATCCACCCAAAGCCAATAAAATTGCCAATAATGCTGTAATAAGTTTTTCATTCATTTTTTCCTTTTAGCATAGCAAATGTTTATTTTATAGTTTTTTTTATAATTTATCAGGGTCTTGTATGCAGATATGTCCTTGCCAAGTTCCTGTGCCATCGTTTAAATACCAAGCTTGTCCTTTTGGATTATAAAAGCTATGAGTTGCTATTGCTTCTCTATGAGCATCAGCAAAATCTCCACATTCAAGTAATGTCATAGGTCTTGCAAACTCCAAAACTTCCTTTACTAAAGTTCCATCAAATTGAAGTAATAATAATACTAAATAATGTACAGGTTCTTCCATAAACCCTATTACAATATTGCGTTATCTTTTGAAATGCCTTTTTCTCCACTTACCACAAACAAAGTTATCCTTAACTCCTTTAGTTCTATAAACACCACAAAAATTTCTTGGTAGTGAGTACATTCCACAATTACCACAGGCTTCTTTACCTAAAGCTTTTCTAAAATCCTGTGGCATTTGATATGGAATAAACTCTCCATTGGGATAGAAGTTAGATCGTTTTAGCATAATGTAGATTCTATTCGGTTTTTAGCAATTTCAAAATAGTTTTTATCTAACTCAATTCCTATAAATTCTCTATTAGTATTTTTACAAGCAACACCTGTACTGCCTGACCCCATAGTAAAATCTAAAACTTTATCATTTTCGTTTGTATAAGTTTTAATTAAATATTCTAATAAATCTGTTGGTTTTTGTGTTGGATGTATTGCTTTTTTTTGATAACCAAATTCTAAATAATTTTTAGGGTAATTTGTGAATTTTTGAACATATCCATTTTTATTTGCTGGAGAAGAATTTTCTCTATACTTACTATTTTCTTTATTAGGTTTATTTCCTGATTTAGCAATTTTATTATGTTCTATTAATCCTTGTGGATAATATATCATATTACTTATTTTATTAGGAGATGTTCTACCATTAGAAAAAATACTTATTAATTCTATTGTATTCATTGGTCTTAATTTTGCGTTCATAAATCCTGTTGAACTATTTTTATTCCAAACCCAATCATATTTAAACCAATCTAAATTTGATAACCTTAAATGGCTACTAAATGGCTCAGTTCCAAATAAAGCTATGCAACCATTGTCTTTAATAATTCTTTTTAATTCTTTCCACATTTGCTCAAATGGAATTATGCTATCCCATTTACATTGTGTTGTTCCATAAGGTGGGTCAGTAAGTATTAGATCAATAGACTTATCAATTAATGTTGGTAGCACTTTTAAACAATCATCATTATATAATTTCATAAAGTAAATAACATATATAATGATAATAAAACCATAAATCCTAAACAGCTAAAAATAATAATAAATACATTATCCACGACCTTGACCTCTGTATTTTTTAAATGATCTGCGTTTGTTTTTATTCATTGATGATAGTTTGGGTCGTCTGCCAATAGATGTGCCATTCTCTGTACGAGTATATTCAATAACCTTACCATAAAGATTACCCTTTTTCTTTGCCATTTACTTCAACTTCTTCGGCTTTGCCATCAATGATTAAAGGTAAGGGTTCTATAATAGTTTCTGTTTGAGTTTTATCTTTCATACCTAGATAGTTTTTAGATAACCAGATTTGCATATTAGTATTATCTTTCTTAATAGCTTTATCAAACATCTTCTTTCTTAAAGATGCTTTTCCTTTTTCTCTATGAGTGTCTATAATTTCGGCATAATTTCTTTCTAAAGTTCTTGCTGATACTCCAAGCACACTTGCGATCTCATAAGTTGGACATCCAATAGAAGCTAGTTTTTTAAGTATTTCTATATCTAGTATTATTTTTGGCCTACCCACACCATTTGGTTTTTTTACACCATTTGCCTTAGTTTTGTCGTTTTTCATTATCTTACACTTCTACCTTTTTCATAGATAATATCAATCCTTTAGGTATTAGGTTTCTATCGCTAAAAGTTTCTTCATCATAACTTGCAAATGTCCAAACATATTTATTATTTTTTTTAAATAGATAAGCATTAGTTGTCATATAAGCTGGTTTCATATTATGAAATTCTTTTTCTGAAGCATGACCTGAATCTCCTATTACATCCATCCACTTAATTTCGTAAAAATAAAACTTTTTATTGGAGATTGAAATGTGTCTAAATTTTGACTTTTTTTTTACCATTTAATGTTTTCTATTTTTTCTTGATTGTTCTATTGCCCTATAATATTCAAGTTGAGTTTTAAGTATTTTATTTTCAATGGACAATTTTATCAATCTTTTTCTGACATACTTAAAGATTCTTAATATTGCTCTCATTAATAAGGATATTTACTTTTCTTTAATTCTTTTAGTTCTTGTTGATGTACTAAATTATCGTATTGATGATCTTCTTTAGCCCTAGCCAAGTCAGCTTTTAATTTTTCATTTTCTTTTTTTAACTCATTCATTTCAGGAGAACTATTACCAATTCCCTTTATAGTTGTTAATTCACATTCAGCTTCTTGTCTTTTCTTTTTTTCTTCTCTCCACATTTCTAGTAGTTTTTGATAATCTGCCATTAATAGTCTTTTAAAGGTTCATCTTTCCATTTATGTTTTAAATATTTTTTCTTGTCTTTCATAAGGATAATATATTCTCCCTCAGTACCTATCTCTTTATACCCATTATTCACATCCTTGTCTTTGCTTGACCTACTATTTAGTATTTGTTTATTAGTATTGTTATTTAGTCCTTGTTGCGATAGGTGGTCTGTAGGTGGTTGTTCGTTATCCACAAACTGAAATTTGTCATAATTAACAACACTTATAATCGTTACTTTTCGGCTAGGGTGGTTGTTGGTGGGCTGTAGGTGGTGGTGTCTAGTGGTTATCATTTTTCTACGCACAAGCCTTAGTATGAAAGTTCGCATTTCGCTATATGTCATTTTAAATCTTTTAGCATTTACTCTTAAAGGCATTATTAGTTCTCCTCTCCTTACAAATATTGAATTATCTAAAAACCTTAATG